ACAAGTTAAAATTGTAGGATTCTTCACGAATATCAAGATTTCCATCAACTGCTGCCTTCATTGCCTGTACAATAAAGTCTCTTTGTGCAAAGTGCCCAAAGTACGGAACACCATTTCTATCAAGTCCTAGATCACTGACCCAGGTGCTCTTTTGTGCAGGTAGTGCACCAGCACTGACGTTGAACGACTGTGTATTAAAGTAGTTATGAATAAACTTCTTAACAGTGTAACCACTGCGACGAGTGTTAAACAATAACGTACCACGTGGATATAAACGATAATCCGGTACGTCGATGTCAGTATAATCACTGGTTAATAATGATGCGGTGCTTGGGAAGTCGCCAGTTACTGGATTTGTTGTACCTGAACCGTCCCAACGAGCATCAGCAAAAACAATACCATTCTGAGATACACGATCTGAATTGTCCATTAGATCCCAGGTTCCCTGGATATTATAACGATATAGACGAGGATAGTTTTCTAAATCCCCGCTGTCTAGCCATAAATCTCCTGGTACAAGTGGTGTACCCAAAGAACCAGTCTGTGTAGTAGGTTTAATTGGGCTAACTATAACACCAGTTGGATCTGTTGCAGTTAGATTATAACCACGTGGATCACGTGTTACATTACGATAACCTTTCCAGCCGGTACTATCATTGATCATAATATCAACTGTTGTAGGATCTTGGTAGTACCATAGTCTGCCATTGGCAGGATCTGTATACGGCTCAGTATTGCTGAACGTATAGACTTCTTCTCTCCAATTTGTTAAGTTTACTGCACCAGTAACAATGTTAGAAACAACACCAGTTGTGCTGCCAGCAACAAAACCAGCTGTGGTAATTGGAGTACCTGTCAAATTGGTCAGTGTAATAATACCGCCAGCTCGATGTGAAATACTGATAGCACCATTGGCTTCAACTTGAGCAGACACGTTTGGAACATTAGCTGCTAGAATAGCAGCTACAAAGTCTGACGAGCCTGTGCCGGCTAGAGTACAGGTAGCAGTTACTGGAGTTGCAGTTCCCGGCTGCGATGCTACAATACTAAATTGGTTAAGTGCTGTAAAAGCAGGTCCTGTTGGAATAGTAGAACCAGTTACTTTAACTACGCCAGACTGTGCTAGTTTGTAAATTTTAAAACTAGCAATTCCGTTGTTGTTTGTATTGTACTTAATAAATGAAGAATTAATTCCTATACTGTTGCCGCCGGCCAATGGATCAAGACCGTATAGTGCATCAAAACCGCTGGCATACAATGGCATAGCTCTTGTAGACCAAACATTTGTTGCACTGTCATAGGTTTTAACAACAAAGTTAGCACCTGCACCCTGGGCAGATGTCTTGATCCATACACTACCAGAAGGTCTTGTAGTTGTATCAAACAAACTCCAACTTGGAACTTGTGCGTATGTGCCATGTGTAAGAGCAGCACGACCGTAGGCAGCATTACTTATACCAATACTGGTTAGGTTGTCTTGAACTTCAGCTGTGGCTGTTCCTGTACCAGTTCCAACACCTGTAGCTGTAAATACTGTTCCAACGGTATTAGAAACTGCACCAATTAGAGTGAAATCAGTGGTTCCAATTGAAGCAATTTTATATGATCTACCAGAAATAAAACTTCCAGCAGTAATCGGTGTTGTACTAGCTGCACTAGAAGCAATGGTACAAATACCAGTGCCCGAAGCTGCATTTGCAGCAGCAATTATTTCAAGTCTGCCAGTTGTGGCCGATGCAGTAATGCCAGTAATTGCTGCGGTATTAATTGCACTTGCTAACGCTGTCATTGTAGTAATGGCAGAAGCGAGAGTAACTGTGCTACCGTTGATAATAAATGCACTGCCAGCTGCTAGATTAACTGTAGTAGTGGTGCTGGTTACAACTGGTTTGCTGTCAGCCCAGGCAGTACTACCAACTTGGTTCCAGTTGTTAGTGCTATCTTTATAGTAAACAAAATTGTTGTTATCAAAAACTGTAACAGCATACTCACCAATTGACCCAATGCTTGGTTTAGGAGTTGTTGTTCCAGTTAAACAATCAGCTCCAGTAGTTATCAAGCGAGGGGTAACTTTAGTAAATGTATTTGTAGTTCTATTATATTCAAACAGTCCGAAGCTGGTAGTTGAAGTATCAAGCCATACTGTTCCATCTATGGCCTTACCAACTGGACGAATGCTAGTACCCACTAGGTCTTCAAGATTAACATCAGCACGGATTATCCATACTCTGTTACCTAGGCCCAATGCGCTGTAAGCAGCCATCAATCCATATTCGTTTAGTTCGTTACCGTGTAAAGCTGTACCAGCACTGCTCTGGCGGAACCTAGGGTAACCAAATGTGGTCGCCAATTCACGCTGACTGCTGATTCCATAAACTTTACCGGTGTTTTCTTTGGTAGTACCGGGTGCAATTACTCCATTGATTGTTTTATTCTCAGATGTAGCAACTAACACAAAAGGAACTGTACCCACTGCTGTTGGCAGATACTGGCTCTCGTCGGTAATTGTAATTTGTAATCCTGGGGATACTAATGCCATAATTATAGTCCTTTTTATAAGTTTGGTTGTAGTTATTTATTTTTTATACTGAAAAAGGTGGCGGTTAGCGGTCCTTTGTACGGTCCTTTAAGAGATAAGTACTTGATGGAAAGAAAAATTTGTCCTGTGTGCAAACACTACCCTGTTGCACTAAACTATTATCGCAACGGTCAGGTGCATTATCGTACGACCTGTACCAGTTGCATACACAAAGGAAGAAAAGTAAAGCCCGAAGCACCAAATTGGTTTCGCTCAGGCTATCGCAAAAAAGAAAAATGCGACAAGTGCAGTTTTAGATTTAAGTTCTTAGAACAATCCAATGTCTACTATGTAGACGGCAACATAGACAATGCTCACTGGGCTAATTTAAAAACTATATGCCTTAACTGTCAACTTGAACTAAGTAAAACTCCTACCGGCTGGCGCCCTGGTCCTATTAGGCCAGACTTTTAACAAAAGTATTGTCTACAACAGATTTAAGCTGACTGTAGAGTTGTTCGATTGTGCCGTTGTTGTTTATTTCGTAATCAAAAGTTGTGCCCGCCCAGCTGTATTCGCTGGCATGAATTTTTTCTTTTTCAAGCCAGGACCGAGCTTTGTGGTCACCTCTATTGGCCAAAGATGCAATATCATACCAGTGAGGTATGATTCCGCGTTGAATCCAAATAATTTTAGCTCCTTGATTTCTCAAAGCCGTTATTTCATTGGGAAAGCGGCAATCGCTGATTACAATATTGTCTTTGGACACACGTAGTTTGTTTTCTAAGCTGGCTATCCAAATATCGTCATGGAACGCACGCCTGCACACTTCGGTGCCCCAACACTGTAGTATCCATCGAGGAGTAATTTCCATGCCAAGACGCTCGCTCCACCACTGATCTTTTTGTTCTCTCCAGACTCTGGCTTCATTGGTACGACCTTCTAGCAAATCTCTATCCCAGCCAAAAACAGCAGCACAGGCATCTTTTAGTGTACTGGCAAAACTTTCTCTTTTAAATCCGTGAAAATTAACCAAATAATCGGCAGCAGTGTCTTTGCCGGATCCGATAAATCCGCAAATACCAATAATTTTTTTAGTCATTGATGTCGTACTTTCTTTCAACAGTTGTTTCTGTAGTCGATTTCCAAATTTTAATTGGGCACTCTGATTTGCCAATGGTTACTTTTAGTGGCATAAAACAGCCACATTTTTTACAGATTTTTAAGTCGGGGAAAAAATTTTCGCAGGATTTACAGTGCTTATAGCGCTCTTGCGCTTGCTCTAAATTTACAAACATAAATGTATTTTATGCAAAATACAATTTATGTCAAATAATTAGACACCGTATTTGTTTCTTTTTGTTTTGGCAACCGGACTTACCACTTGAGTTCCAGGTAATTCTTTGCTACCTTTACCAGTTGACCTGCTGGCCTTAACACCCATTACTCGTTCTGCGCCTTTGCGTATTTCTTCGTCGGCGGCTGAATAATCAATCATGTTAAAATTACTACCAATTGGGCCTTTAAGGTCCATATCTCCTCGAGGAGAAGAAGCCAGTGCAACACCAAACCTATAGGCCAGGTAAGGATTATTATTGTTATCCAGTGCATCGTACTGTGTTAAATTAGACAGTGCTTGCAAATGCATGGTACGCATTTTTTCTCTGCTTTTACCTTCAGAGATTATTTCATGTATTTTCATTATCCTATAACCCAGGTCAGTGGCTGAGAACCGTCAACATAAGTTTTCAAATCGTTTTCTAACTGTTCCATTTCAGCCTGTGCTTCAGCTTTTAGCGCATCGCCATTAAGAGTGGTGCCACCTTGTGGACCTGCTAACTGTGCATATTTACTTCTAGCTTCGCCAACTATTCTTTTGGCAAAACTATAGGAATAGTCTTGCAACCAAGGAAAAGCCATATGATCATTGAGCAACATGGCATCGGGCTTGTAATTGTAGGTCTGTAACAGCACTACTTCTGCTGGGCTATCAGTGACCGGGCTTGACACTTCAAGTTTTCTAAGATCAAACTCTGTAATGGAATTTGCCTGAAGTGCATTTTTGGCCAGTATTGTGATAGTTTTAGTCGCACGATCAATGGTCTGTACTTGATATGTACCGTTATATCCGCCTACCATAGAGTTAGAAATAACCAAGGTGTCACCGGCATTAATGGTCCAAACATCATTTGTAACCATTGTAATAGTGCTGCCTACTGTTAATCCGCTGGCTGTAAGGCTGGTTAGTCTTACATAGTTACGACCACTGCTGGGCATCTTTCGCACAAGTGTGAGCTTTTTACTGGTTGAATTCCAGGTAAAATTCATGAAGCCGCCAAACATCTTCATGGCCTGCTCTTGGTACTGTGTGAATAGTTCGTAGTTGACAAATCCACCTACACGACCAGCAACCAACATATAGGTGTTAAGATAACCGGATGCAAAGGGTTCAAATTGACTGGCAGTTGTTCCAGTCACTGAACCAATACCTCTGCGGTAAATTTGTTTTACTGTTATAATTTCTTGTGGAAGTATATACTCTTGTACTTCGGGCAGCAACTTTAAAAAAGCATAACTTTCCTCAGTAGAGTTTTGTGCCTTTTGTCTGTACTTTATCAAGGCCTGCTTGATAGCAAGCTCGTAGTGTTCTTTGTCTAATTCAACATCAACTATACCGTCGCCAAGACGCAGACGAATGTAGTCAACAATTTCGTTCTTTTTTGATACTAAGCTGGTTACTGTTGTTGGATCAAAATCAATGGGTCCTGGCCCGCCAAGGCTGTCAGCAGCAATGGTTAAAAGAGTTGGATCCAATCCTGGTTTAATTGTGGCCATAAAATCTAGTCCTGTTGCAATATTTAGCCTAGATGCAACAGGACCAGTGTTATGCTACCTTTAGCAACAGTGTATCAGTGCTGATTCGGCCGTTGAGTTTAACTTCAACTGCTTTGATATCTTTAAGATAGGTACGCAGTGCAATCTTACCAGCTTTGGCAAAATCTTTGAGCTGCTCGTCGGGCTTACGAAGTGTTTTACCAACACTCTTTTCCACATCAAAGCCAGTAACGCCAGTTCCTTTGATACTCAGTGTTTGATAACTTGCAGCAACATACTTGCCCAGTTTACGAGTCTTGGTATTGTACACCCAAAGTTCGCTGGCTCCAATGATGTCAGCAGGATTGATACTGACTATTTTTAGAGCTTTATCATCTTTGGCATATTTAAGTTTAGCAACAAGTTTTTCCTTGCTGGGTGCTTTTTTAACTCGTGCTTTTTTAGCCGCTTTTTTAACATCACGATACTGCTCAATGGCCGACAGCAGGTTGTCTATCCAAGCATGTCGACGCTTAAAGTCTACTGGTTTAAAGTGACTGTAGGCTTCTTTGAGCTGTGCATCAGATTTTGACTGAGCTTCAGTGAGCTCAGCTTTGCGCTTTTGAAAAAGATTTTCGTATTTGGTCAGCTGACCCTGCACTACATTGTTACCGACCAGCCAATCGTAAAATTTAACACTGGTGTCCAATTCGTCGTAGTAACCTTCCAATTCGCCAATAAGCTCACTGGTGCGCTCAGCCAAGCGATCTTGAATAGTAGGACGCAGGGCAACCTGTTCAGGACTGGCAATCTTGACTTCTTCCTGTGGTTCAGCACGACTGCGCTCAACAACTTCAAGTATTGTTTTATTCAAAAATTCAATATGCCTAGCACGAAACGGCATTCCATGACGATGTGCCATAATAAGACTACAGGCAGTCATAGGCAACCAGCGGTCATTGGATTTTTCAAATGCACGGATTTCGTTACTGTCAAAGTCTGAAGTTTTCTTCATCCACTCGACTACATAGGGTTTGCAGTCTTTTTGACTGTAGTAGTAATTGTAATAGTAAAAACTTTTACGAAGACGATTGTCAAATTGTTCTTCGGGCCAGTCGCTGGCTTCTTCGGGCCAGCTGGGCTCGCCACCAGTATACTTTTCGTCAAAAAAGATCGGATTCCGACTTTTAGTAACTTTAGTTTTAATTTTAACACCAGCTATTGTAGCCATTCTTACTCCTGTTGGTGGAAGTCATTATTATACGATCTTTCGGGCACTAGGTCAACCGCCCGAAAGATGTGCAAACATCACGTATTTTTCCAGCAGGTCGACTGCATTCGAATAATATGCAACTAATTCGTTATAACGAACTGTAATATGTCGGCGCTGCCTGCAGACAACTTCTTCTTTGCTTATTTCATTTAGAATGTTAACGCAATTATGACTGAATTTTACAAGATCTGCCCTAAACGCCTTCTTACGAATAGCTGTCATTGAGGGCAAAAGCTCTTGATATCGCTGCTTTGCTTGCTCTAACTCTTGCATAATCCAATTATACACTAAACTTCATAGAGTGTCAAACCCATAAATAATTAATATTCTAAGGACATTTATTGTGCCAAGACTCTCACTTTGGAAAGATGGTAAACACACTAACGATTACAGGTTCTTTGATCGCAGGATCTCAGAGCTGTTTTCTATCAGCGGCACCGGAATCCACGTACACAAATACCTAGGTCCAGAAACCAGTAACATTGCCAGTGGCGATGCAACAAAACCCAGTTATTCTACACAAAGCGAACTTAACATTCAAGATCTGCTGTTTTTAGAAAATCGTGATCGCAAATACGATACCAGTGTTTACTCCCTTCGAGGTATTTACCAGGTCAGCGACAACGATTTCAATCTATCACAGTTTGGTTTGTTTTTACAAACAGGTACTCTGTTTATGACTTTCCATATCAATGACATGATAGAAACTATTGGTCGTAAACTCATGAACGGTGATGTGCTGGAACTAATGCACCTAATTGACTACGAAACACTGAATCCAGACTTACCTGCTGCTCTCAAACGATACTTTGTTGTCAGCGATGCTACCAGAGCTGCCGAAGGATTCAGTTCTACCTGGTGGCCACATTTATGGCGTGTTAAACTTAACCCATTGGTAGATAGTCAAGAATACAAAGATATACTTAAAAATATTAAAACTGTTGATACCAATGACGACGGTGAGCCAGATGCCAATCCACTGTTAGATCTGTTGAGTACCTATGATCGTTACAAAGACGTTAACGAGGCCATTGTCAATCAAGCCGAAGCTGAAGTTCCAAAGTCAGGTTACGACGTTGATCGGTTATTTAATAACTATGAGAAAACTGGCAAAAGTCCTGAGATAGGAATTAACGGGTATTTGACCGGCGACGGTCTTGCTCCAAACGGCTTGCCGGTTGCGTCTGGTATTGCATTTCCAGCAAATCCACAGAATGGTGCATACTGTCTAAGATTAGACTACATGCCCAATAGACTATTTCGTTATGACGGCAAAAGATGGATTAAGATTGAAGATGCTGTAAGAACCAATCTAACCAACGGAGCCGATTCCAACAAGACTCTACGCAATTCGTTTATTAATAACACCAATACATTTACCGATGTCAACGGCAATGTTCACAGCGAAAAGCAAAACCTTACTGACGTGCTAAGACCCAAAGCAGATTATAGCTAAACATGAACTCATATTTCTATTCTGGACAGACCAGACGATTTTTACAGCAATTTATTCGTATGCTCAGTAACTTTCAGGTTACCATGGGCAAAAACGCCAATAACGATCCAACACTAGTACAGGTTCCAATCTATTACGGTGACAGCAGTCGTCAGGCTGCAACCATACTTAGAAATAACAGTGAAAACTCTTTGGCCACTGTGCCTGCAATGAGTGTGTATATTTCTGCCATGCGCTACGACCAACGTCGTTTACAGGAACCATTTTTTGTCAGTAAGATGCAGCTCAAGTATCGAGACGTTGACCAGTCTGGCAATTTAACCAGTGTTGTCGGAGATACTGTTACAGTAGAAAGATTAATGCCAGTTCCTTATACACTGACTCTAAAAGTTGATATTTGGACCAGCAACACTGATCAAAAATTGCAGCTACTAGAACAAATTGCAGTACTGTTTAACCCTAGTTTAGAAATACAAAGCTCAGACAATTATGTAGACTGGACCAGCTTAACCTATATAACCTTAACTGACCTTAATTTTAGTAGTCGCAGTGTACCAGTCGGCACTGAAGACCAAATTGATATTGCTACCCTTACTTTTGAATTGCCAGTCTGGTATAGTGCACCTGCCAAAGTTAAACGAATGGGTGTGATTGAAAAGATTATCACTGGTATATGGGACGCCAATGGCACCATTGACCATGGTCAACATTCGTTTGATGTTGGAGCATCTACTCTACTCAGCAGACAATCCTATACTATTTTTAATTACAATATTCTTTATATTGGTAACACTATTAAACTTTTTGTATCTGAGAATCAGACACAATATAACCCTGCCGAATACACACCAACACAAGGCTACAGCTGGGCTCTGTTACTGAAAAATTATTCAGAACTGATCAACGGAATTAGTCAGATTAGATTGCAGCAAGATAATATAACCATTGTTGGCACAGTGGCCTATCATCCTAGCGATCCTACTTTGTTATTGTTTACTCCAATTGTTGACACATTACCAGGTAATAATCTAGATCCAGTTAATGCTATAATCGACCCACAGTCAGTGACCATTGACAGTACTCTTGCTAATCCGCCTGCAGGTACAAGATATTTAATCATTAATCCAATTGGTAGTAGCAGCAATGAAGATGGTCCAGCTATCTGGGATAGAACAGGATTTCCTGATCTGATTGCCAGCACCAATGATATAATTGAA